TTCGTTGATGGTAGTGCAGATAAAGGATATTGGTTTGCATCAGTACCAGCGAGATTTGCTAATCACATGGTACCAGGAATTGCTGGTTCATCACTAGTTGATATGGATAAGAATGATTCGGGAGCATACGACACCAAAAGTCCATTGCCAGTTGGTGAAATTAATAGACGTACCAATATGAAGGATAAAATCAACGACCCAGTTAATGCGAAAAAAGCATTACATCCAATGGCTGCATGCTATTTGGAACAAGGCTTGGTTGAAGATAGTACACGTGGTGTAACCGATAGTTCTAGCCGTAGGGAAGCACCTAGTATGGTATTTGGCATTTCAACCCCAGGACCACTGGATAGACGTAAAGGTGCTAAAAAAGCAAAGATTGGGTCGAACCAAAGTCAATCTCCGTCCGCAGTTCCAGTAAGTAGAATGGGTGGTACTCAATTTATAATGGACGATGGCCATGATGGTAAGATAAGAGAATCAACGGCAGCAACTGGACCTATGAAGTACGTTGATGTGGTTGGCGGTGGTAAAGGTGATTCTAATATTCCATATAATGAGCATTTCAGAGTACGAACTAGAACAGGTCATCAAATCTTGATGCACAACTCGGAAGACTTGATTTACATCGGTAATGCCAGAGGAACTGCTTGGATTGAACTTACTAGTAACGGTAAAATTGACATATATTCACAGGATTCTATATCGATTCATACCGAAAATGATTTGAATATCAGGGCAGACCGCGATATTAACATGGAAGCTGGACGAAATTTTAACTTGAGTGCTGGTGCAGATTCTGGTTTAGGTGGAATCCACATGGAAAGTGCTGGTAACACCAGTATCGTTATTGGTGCAAATGGGCAGATAACAACAGCAACTAACTTGGATATTGCCACTGGATCATCTAATAAGATCACCGCAGGAACTACTACTCATATCAAGAGTGGTGGTAGCATGGTAGCAACTGCTGATCAAATTCATATGAATGGTATAGCCGCAGCTGCCGCAAACCCAGCAGTGCCATTGCAAGTTCACGACAACCCATTGACTAGTTCAGGTAATGCTTGGAAAACTGATAGATACCAGGCTAAGAAACCATTACAAAGCATACTAAGAAGAATTCCAATGCACGAGCCTTGGTCGATGCACGAGAATTTAGATCCAACAAAGGTTGTACCAGACAAAACAGATATATCAAAGGAAGGGAAAAAACGTGGCGAGTAAACTCTATAATCAAACAACGGTTGCTACTAATACCGCATCTATTGGTGATATAAACAACGGTGCGTTTGTGTACAAAGGTTTTTCAACCTTAAACAACTCAAATAACACACAAGCGTATGATATTAACTTGGTTAAACAAGACTTAATCAATCATTTTTATATCCGTAAAGGTGAAAAGTTGGAAAACCCAGCATTCGGTACTATTATTTGGGATATGTTATTTGAACCAATGACACCACAGACTAAGAAACTAATAGCCGATGACGTACAAGCCATTGTCAACTATGATCCAAGAATGCAAGTTAATAGCGTATCTATTACATCCACTGATATGGGAATCCAGATCGCAGTTAATTTAACTTATCTACCATTCAATGTCAATGAGCAGATGACGTTAAACTTTGATAAAACGAATGCAATACTAGTCTAAAATCTAGCCAAAAAGCTGGCTAAATAGTTAAATCAAGGAGTAACAATGACCACGACTACACGCCAGAACGATCTAATATTAAACGAGGATTGGACTAGAATATACCAAACCTTTAAGAATGCTGATTTCAAATCGTATGATTTTGAAAATCTACGCAGGGTAATTATTACCTATATACGAGAAAACTACCCAGAAGATTTCAATGATTACATTGAATCATCTGAATATATGGCATTGATTGATGCCATGGCGTTTCTCGGCCAGTCATTATCTTTTAGAATCGATTTAGCTAGTCGTGAAAACTTCTTAGAACTAGCAGAAAGAAAAGCAAGTGTACTCAGAATCGCACAGATGCTGAGTTATAAACCAAAAAGAAATAATGCAGCTAGTGGGTTGTTAAAATTCACTTCTATTACCACATCTGAAGAAATATTAGATAGTAATGGCAAAAACTTAGCACAGCAACTAATCACATGGAACGACCCAACTAATTCTAATTGGTATGAGCAATTTATCTTAGTGCTAAATTCAGCAATGACTCCTAATACTGAGTTTGGACGTAGTCAAGGCACTGCAACTATCGGTGGTGTAACAACTGACCAATATCGATTTAATACAATCACAACCGACGTACCCATTTATTCTTATACTAAATCAGTTGCCGGTCGTACAATGGCATTTGAAATTGTCAGCACTTCATTCAAAAATAGTGAATCTATCTACGAAGAACAGCCATTAGCTGGTAATCAACTTGGTTTTGTTTACCGTAATGATGGCAGCGGTCCAAGCAGTACCGATTCTGGCTTCTTCTTGATGTTCAAGCAAGGTAGTTTGGAACTAGCTGACTTTACTATTGATGTACCAACAACTAATGAAAAAGTAGCAGTTGATACTGCTAACATAAACAATGACGATATCTGGTTATTTGGGTTGAGTTCAACTGGTGCACAAACTAATCAATGGGCTCAAGTTGCCAACTTAGTTGGTAACAACATTGCATATAATAGCATTTCAAGAAGTGTTCGTAACATTTTCAGTGTAACAACCAAAGAAAACGATGCAGTTGATTTAATATTTGCTGACGGCGTTTACGGTAACTTACCGCAGGGTAAATTCAGATTATTCTATCGGGTAAGTAATGGTCTTACTTATTCAGTAGCACCTACAGAAATGTCTGGTATTAACATTGCAGTTCCTTATGTTAATGCGGCTGGTGCTGCACATACAGTAACTATCGGGTTGGCACTACAATCTACCGTTTCAAATGCATCTGCAACTGAAAGCGTGGATAGTATTCGCACCAATGCACCTGCTACTTATTATACACAAAACCGTATGATAACAGGTGAAGATTACAACTTAGCTCCACTTGCTAGTTCACAAGACATTTTAAAAATCAAAGCAGTTAATAGAACATCAAGTGGCATCTCAAGAAACTTTGAAATCATTGACGTTAGTGGTAAGTACAGTTCAGTTAACGTATTTGCTGATGATGGTTTTATCTACAAAGAAACAACTGAAAGAGCATTATCTTTTAAGTTTAGTAATAAACTCGATATTATCAATTTCATTAGAAAGTCAGTTGAACCTGCGTTAGCTGGTACTGACGTTTACAACTTCTATCTTACTAAATTTGCAAAGAAGACATTTGATACGGTTTCACCAACAACTTGGGTATTAAAAACATCCGATGTCAATTTGTCAACTGGTTATTTCTTAGGTACCAAAATCGAACGTGTTGGTTTGGCGTATGGAACTGGAAATATGGCATATATTTCGTATGGTGCTATGGTAAAGTTCACACCGGTTGCTGGTAAAGCATTTAAAAACGGAAACATGGTTGATATTGACCCAAATGACCCAACACAAACTGACAGAATTTGGGCTAAAGTTATTAGGGTAGTGGGTGATGGTTCTAATGGTGGCGTTGGTGTACTTGCTAATGGAATGGGTACAATATCGGTTAATGACGTGATACCAGAAGGTTCAATATTAACCCAAGTAGTTCCTAAATTAGTAAATGACCTACCAGTGGCATTAGAAACTGAAATGGTTAATCTAGCATTTCAAAATTTGAATTTCGGATTAAGATATTCAGTTGATGATGCTGCTTGGCATGTTGTATCTGCATCTAACATTGATTTAACTCGTAACTTTAGTCAAGCAAACTCTGGGAATACAACAAACACCAATGTTGATGCTTCATGGGTAATTGCATTTGTTAAAGACGCAGATAGTTACTCGGTAAGAATTCGTGCATTAGATTATGTATTTGGTAGTATTGCACAGAACAGATTCTATTTTGATTCACATGAAAAACGATACAATGACCAAGTTGGTAAAGTCGTAAAGGATACTATAAAAATTCTTGGAATTAACACAGCTGGAGATGCAACCACCCAGTTGAAATCAGACATCCCATTCGAAATCAATGACGTCGTTCAATACGATGACGGTTACGAAAGTAATGTCGAAGTTAAGTTGGCATTTAGTGACAGTGATAGCGACGGTGTAATCGACAACCCAGATGCGTTCGAAATGATCGTAGGTGGCGACTCGATATATACATTCGCAAAGCAAATCACAGATGCTAATGGTAATTTGGTATACGAAGCGGTTAATACATTAATCACTCCAATCGTGGTGTTACCAACTTATGTTGGAATAGATTTGACGAAATATGCCAATAAACAACTGTTGTACTTTTATTCACCAACAGAGAATAATTTCAAAAGTGTTCATGTAGATGATCAAAATAACAGATCACTTACCGCAGAGCCTTTATATAAAGCAACGCGTGCTAGTAATTACTTATTCTTCAAAGAAGTCAAAGACGGTGCTGGTAGTATTGTATTTGAGTTGGTTGATGTTAAAGCCGAACCGATTCTCGTATTCGAAACTGAAAATAATTTCCAATTCACGAAGACTGAAAGCGGTGTAGTTAGTAATCTGTATTCAGATGGACAACTCATCTATTTCTACACAGAAGCTGAAGATTATGTAAAACGTGTAGATAATACAACATATACACTAAAAATGGAAAGCACATACAAAGCTAACATTGGTAGATCAGGATTGAAATTCCAATACTTGCACAATGCTAGTTCAAATAGAAGAATCGATCCAAGTGTGAGTAATATTATGGACATTTCTATCATGACACGTGCATATGATGAAGCATTTAGAACCTATTTGGCTGGTGGTTCAACTATTGAACCAACACCACCGAGTAGTGATATGCTGAGAATCAACTTTGGTTCTAAGTTAAATGCAATCAAATCAATCAGTGATGAGATTATCTACCACCCAGTTAAGTATAAAATCTTATTTGGTGCAACTGCTGATCCTAAATTGCAAGGACAGTTCAAAGTAGTTAAGAATCCAAACAAAACAATCAATGACAATGACCTTAAAGTTCGTATCATCACTGCGATCAATACTTTCTTTAATATTGCGTATTGGGATTTTGGTGATCGCTTCTTCTTAACTGAGCTAACTACTTATGTATTGAACACAGTATCACCAGATATTAGTAACATTGTTCTTGTACCAAGACAAACAGACCAAGTATTCGGTAGTTTATTTGAGATTCAAAGCAAACATGATGAAATCTTAATCAGTGGGGCAACCGTTGATAACATCGACATTGTAACAGCAATCTCGGCAACCGAAGTTAGAGCAGCATCGACTGCAATTACCACAACAACGAACTAAAATTATGACAGATCAATTATACCCAAAAAGCCAACTGCCAATTAGAAAAACTGAAGAGTTATTGCCAGGGGTTTTCCAAACAGATGCAAATAAGAAATTCATGTCAGCCGTGGTTGACCCATTGGTACAGCCTGGTCTTTTAGAAAAGACGGTTGGATATGTTGGTCGTCGATATGGGAAAACCTTTGTCGGCTCTGACATTTACTTGGATTCTGACAACTCGTTGCGTAGTAGGTATCAATTAGAGCCTGGTGTTATTTTCAATAACAGTGGAACTATCGATAACTTCTATGATTACATTGATTTCAAAAATCAATTGAAGTTCTTTGGTAATACAGTTGAACGTGATGATTTGATTACATCACAAGAACATTATTCTTGGAATCCACCAATTGTTTGGGATAAGTTCATTAACTATAGAGAGTATTATTGGGAACCAAATGGACCATTGTCAGTTCCAGTTAATGGTGCAAATGCTAATATAGTTAGCGAATACGATGTTACTTTAGATAGTAACTCATTTGTATTTAACTCTACCTCTGGGAATCCGTTAAACAACCCAACGATTAACCTATATCGTGGTCAAACTTACAAATTTAATGTAAATGCACCAAAAGAAGGGTTTATCATTCGAAATAAGTATGATACTGGTTCATTGATGTATAGTTACCAGTACTCTTATGTAAGTGGCCAACTGGCAGTGTATGAAAACCAGTTATTGAAAGCGAAACATACGATACCATCGCATTCAGTACCAACTGTACCAGATACCACACTTGATTGGGATATGGTTCAGTTTATATATCAAACTGAAATCTCTTATTACAACCCAGGTACTGAATATACAATTGGTGAGTTTATTGTATATGATGATTTTTTGTGGCAAGCTACTGAAAATATCCCAGCCAACACAACAACTTCAGTAACTACTGATAAATGGCGTAACTTTGGGGTAGTTGTTAACACACCTACATTGGATTATACCAAAGGTATTACGAATAATGGTACATCAGCTGGTACAATTACGTTTGTTGTGCCATATGATTCACCTGATGAACTGTTTTATCAAAGTCCGATTGATCCAAATAAGTTTGGTAGATTCATTATTGATGACATTTCTGCTAATACAGCTATTGATGTTGACAAAGAAGTTGTTGGATTGAAAAACTACTCCAGCAGTAATGGAGTTGTGTTTACTAACGGCATGGTAGTTGAATTTCATGGATCAGTAACTCCTAAAAAATACGCATCTGATACTTGGTTAGTTAGTGGTGTTGGTAGTGCAATCTCATTGATTAGATTCTCTGACTTAACAACGCCTTCGATTTCTAAAAATGTACCAACCGTAATGTTTGATAACGGTGGATTTGATACCGAACCATTTGATAATGCGGCATCTTATCCTGGAGATCAAGATTATATTACTATTTCCCATGCTAGTGTCGATTCTAATCCATGGAGTAGATACAATCGTTGGTTCCATCGTTCAGTTTTGGAATATTCGTGCAAAATGCGTGGTGTTGAGTATGCTGCGCCTGAAGAAATGCGTGCTAAACGACCAATCATTGAGTTTACAGCCAATCTCCAATTGTTTAACCATGGTACACATGCCAAACAAGCAGTTGATGCGGTTGATACTGTCACAACTGACGTGTTTTCAACTATTGAAGGTGCACGGTCATATAATATAGATGGATTTCAGTTATCAGCCGGGGCTAG